GCGAGTCGCCAGCACATCGGCAGGCCACTGCCAGTGGTTGTCGGGCGAGCCAGCGTAGAACTTCAGGTCATCGACTTCATCTTCACGCGACTCAGACAGCGCCGAGACAGCCATGTCCAAACGCGAACGTGCTGTTGCCAACACATTCGCATCGCTTTTGTCTTTGGCCGAACCACCAACAGCTACGGCTGCGGCGGCGACGATGCCTGTTGGGTCTGCCATGTTATTTCTTTTTCTTTGCTGCTTCGCGCTTAACCGAGTAGGCAATTGCTACTGCCTGCTTCACAGGCTTACCAGCCGCCACTTCGGCCTTGACGTTCTTGCGAAAGGCTTCGGGTGTTTTTGACTTGACAAGCGGCATTATTTCTTCTTCGCGGTCTTGGCAGACTCTTTAAACGCCTTGGCTGTCGGCGCGCCTTCAGAGCCAGGCTTTCTCATTTTTTCTTTAGAGCCAGCGGCAATGCGTGCCTGTTTAGCGTGAATGTTTGCGTAGAGTCCAGGTTTTGTAGCCATGATTAGCACTTCCATCGTTTAAGGGCTGCTTTAGCGCGTTCGCCGTCTTTGGCGTTGGCCGCTACGGCGCCCATTCTTGCACAAAATGAATCCTTGCGGCCTTGGTCTGCCTTGGTCTTGGGGTTTGGGGCTGGCGCCTTGAGGTTTGAGCCAGTCGCAGCGTTGTATTTCTCGCGGCCTTTGGCCGTCAAACCAGCGCCCTTGGATACGGGCAGTTTTTCACCGCGTCCGACAGACAAAGAAACAGTTTTTTTCGTTGCCATCTAGCTTCCCATCCAAGATGTGTTGGCCGAAGTGTCTGAATACGTCCGGCGGGTGGTTGTGCGCGCATTGTACTCGCCCCGATGGGCCACGGGAAAGGCAAAAGTCACTGCAATAGCGTCCGCAGCGTCTGGCGAGGCTAAACCGCGTGATTTCATGTCTTTTTTCGACTCCAAAAAGATTGTTCCACGTGAATCAGGCTTCATCATAGGCGAAATCAAGTCCGTCTTCAAGAACCTGTCGTTTGGAATACTGGCCGTTTTGAGCCATTCCCGCATGTCGCCCCACATTTGCGCCCTCATGTTGCCGTACATTATCGGGTTTTTGGACTTGTTGCCAAAATTTACGCCCTTGATCTTGTAGCGTTGCTCTTTGAGCCTGTCCACAATGCCCGCGCCCAGCCCGCCCTCGTCAATGACGACCAGCGTGGGCTTGTATTCCTCAATGGCGTCGATCACATACCCCACCACGGTCATGGTGTCATCGCCTCGGTGCCTGATAATCTTCACAATGTCGCGCCCTTGCCGCACGGCGATGACCGTAGCGTCCGCGCCGAACCGCGCCGGATCGACCCCAATCACAATCGGTGCGCTCATGTCTTGGTACTTGACCCGCTTCATGGCCTCGTCCACCGTATTGGCGCCGATGAACTGATCATCGCCCGCGCTCGGGAACTGGCCGTACACCTCGACGTGCGCTTGGGCTGAGTCCGGCCCGTACTCGTCAATGATCTGCTGGTAGACCGCCTTGTCTGTCCCCTCGACCGTGCGGGCGTCCACCACCTTGGTATTCCAAAAGTCGCGCTTGGAGTGGAACGTCTCGTAGAAGTACCCCGTGTTGCGGCGGGGGTTGGAGAACGCAAACCAGAACCTGTTGGGCGTGTTCTCTGTAAAGAAGCCCGCCGTCACCGCCCAGATGGCGTCATCAATACCGCTGGCCTCGTCAAAGATGACCAGCACGCCGTCCATGTTGTGTACGCCGGCAAAAGCATCTGGATTTTCAGCCGACCAGAGCCGGCCCTCTACGCCCCAATATCTGGTGCCCTTACGCAGATCGCGCTCGACCAACTCGGTCAGCCACTTGGCCGGTTGCAGGCTAGTTGCACTGACCTCGAACCAGTGGCTGTTCAGCCCCATTGCCAGCCACTTGGTAATCTCGGCCCAGGTTACCTTACGCAACTGCGACTCACTGTTGGCCGACACGATGGTCGTCGAGCCGATCCGCGTGGACAGCATCCAGATCACCAGCCATGAGACTACGGCCGACTTGCCGACACCACGGCCTGACGCGACCGCTTCGCGCAGGGTATCGAAGTCAATCTTGCCGCCGTTTTGCTTGATGTGCGCCGCGATGTCTTGCAACACCTCGCGCTGCCACTTGCGCGGGCCACTGAAATGCTCCAGCGGCGTGCCCTTGACGCCCCACGGGAACAGCAGCATCACAAACGCCAGCGGGTTGTCCTTGATCTGGGGCGACCAAAGCCGCGCCATCAACTCTTGTTCGTCTTCAGCGCTGTACTTGGTGGACTGCATCTAGTTGTGGCGTGAGGTACTCACTTGGGTTGTTCTCAATAACGTCCATGACGCGCCGCTCGGCTTCGGCCAAGGCGGCGGTGATTGAGATGCGCTGATCTACGTCGATGGTGATGGCCTGCTTGGCGACCCAACCGTGGACATGCTGCAAGATAGCCAGGCTGGCCTTGGCGTCTCCCTCGGCGGCGGCTTTGTGCAGTTGGCGTGAGGCTTCTATCTCGCCATCAGCCTTGCCCTTTAACGCGGCGACCTCGGCAATCGGGTCAAGCTGGCACAGTTGGCGGTACTCGGTCGGCAACATGCCCGCAGCCATAGCCAAGCTGTCGCCCTTGAGGCCCAACTTGGCAGCATCGTAGATTCGGTTTAAGCGCGCCTCTGTCGCTTCGACTTTGCGCGCCTCAAATGGAAGCGAGTAAAACATGGATTCTCCAGCCACTGGTACGTGTGCGTGCAGTTTACATTAAAAAAAATTTTGTTTGCAGCCCCTCCGCTACCGGCTGGCCCTGCCGCTCGGCCCTACCCCCACCCCCTAAATTAGTAGGCACTTACTTACAGCCTGGTGTGTGAGCACTTACTAACATGCACCGCCCCAGTTAGCACTCACTTACAACCTGGTGAGTGAGCACTGACTAACTTATTCGGCGGCGGTCAGGCAATGGGTCATTTAGGTTGACCCAAAACAGTTGACAGCTTGCAACATGCGGCGCGTAGCATGCGCGCGCGGCCTTTGGCCTTTGGGTCATTTAGGCCATATACAAAGCATTGACCCAAAAGACATAAGGCCATTTTGCGCGGGGCTTATTGGCGCGGCGGGTTATGGGTCATTTAGGTCATTTAGCCATCAAATTTAAGTCGCCGCCTTATAACATTGCCACTGTATATATATACAGTATATTGATAACTTCATAATTCAACTTATCAATGACCCAAATGACCCAAACAATAGGCTTTTCATTGGGGGCGCGCATGTGTCAAACGCCCCTTATCCGGCGTCAGACTTTTAGCACAAATGACCCAGGTTTTTGTAAGCAATTCCATTACATAGGGTTTTGGAGGGGTCTTGTAAATCAATCACTTACAGCAACTGGCACGATTCTTCCCTGCTATATAGGTGAAGGGGTAGTAAAAATAAACCCGTTCAAGTGCAAAGAATTCTGTTACAGTAGAGACTTCAACAACCAAAGGAGCTAGCAACATGACCAAATCAGAGCAACGCGAAATAGACCGAATCAAAGCCGCTGCACCCGTTCTAGGGTTCGACTTCATGGCACGCGCATTGTCAACATTGATCCGTTCAGCGCGCACCACCAAAAGCCGTAACGAAATTTACAGCGTAGCGTATGCGTACCGCGCACACTTATCCAACGAATTCATCATCTAAGGGGCTACAGCATGATCCGCAACATTTTCACCAGGCGCGGCCAAGCCATACGCGAGGCTATCTTTAACATAGCGGCGGCGCTGCTGCTCATAGGCGGCGGCGTAGTGCTGCTACTCGCGTATTTTGATGTTCTAACCAAGTAAGGGGCTAATCATGATTCAAACAATCAATCTTTCAGACTTTCGGGCCGCTTTTCATAGCATGGGCCGCAAAGATCAATTCAGTTATGAGGGCTTAGGCGCTCTGTTTGACTACTTGGAGGACTTCGACGGCGGCGGGTATGAATTGGATGTCATCGCGCTTTGTTGCGATTACAGCGAAGATAGCTTTGAGGACATCGC